TAGACCCTTTGTTCGAGCGCATACGCACAGACTCCCCCCCGCCCCCAAAGAAGTTACCAGAACGCATGGCAAAAAAGTCTAAGCCTACTCTACCTGCGACACCGGGCGGGGCCTTCCATGCTGACCTCGGGCTACCCGTTGACTACCGGCGCGAAGAGCATTGCGCGGCGCTGTCGTCTCTGATTGACGAGGCTCGCGCTGCCGGCAGCTTGACTGCGGTCGCGAACTTCACAAAGCAGCTCGCAGCCCTGGGCGGTCTGTCGGCTCCGCTGGTTGACGAGGCGAAAGCGGTCGCCGAGCCTGCGACGTACCTCGAGAGCTTGCGCGAACGGCTGGCGACTGCACGCGACATGCGGCAACGTGCGAGCAAGGCGGGATCGTTCGGCTCGGCTGCGCAGTTGCTACATCAGGAGCTGGACATCCTGCGCATGATCGACGAAGAGACGCGGGCGAAGCCGTCTGCGGTTACCGAGCTGTCAGACGCCGACCTCGTTGCGCAGATTGCAGCCGACGTCGCGGCGCTCCCTCCGACCGTTCGGGCGCGAGTGCAGGCGGCGACCAGCGGGCCGAGCTTGCGACTGGTCGGCTCGCGCAAGACCACGGCATGACTGCCGAGCGGCTTCGCGTCAACCTTGCCGAGTATGCTCGACGTCGGCGCGAACGTCCGCTCGACTACATGCGGTGGCTTGTCCCTCAGGACAAGTGGCTACGGATGACCGGCGACAAGCTGTACCGCGCTGGTAATCAGGCGCTGGGCAAATCTACGGCCGGGCTCGCCGAGGTCATCTGGGCGTGCCTCGGGACGCACCCGCACTACCCGACAAAAACGCCTCCGGTGCAGGTCATCGTTTGCAGCTTGAATCAGTCGCAGTCAATCAGCATCCAAGGCAAGTGCCACGACCTGATACCGGCCGGTGTGCTTGCCGATGACTGCGAGTACAACGCAAAGACCGGGTACGGTGCGAATCGGCCGCTCACCCGCTTTGCGAACGGGTCAACGATCCGATGGGTCACCGACGATCAAGGCCCGCGCTCTGTTGCGGGCGCGACGGTTGACCTTGTTCTCGTTGACGAACCCTGTTCGCCCGAGATGATGCGCGAGCTGCGGAAGCGGGTGCTCGTCAAGGCTGGTCGGATTGTGATGACGTTGACGCCCATCAACGGCCCTGTCGAGCACATACAGGCGGCGGTCGAGGCGGGGCACATGCCCGAGGTACACGCGCCGCTGACGGTAGACAATCTCGTACACGTCGACACGGGCGAGCTGCGCACGTTGGAGGATGGCACGCTGTGCGATGACGAATGGATAGCGCGCATGTGGGCGAAGGAGCCCGCAAGCTGGGCCGGCATCACGCTTGACGGCCTATGGGAGATGCGTCCCCAGGGCGCATGGTTTGCGCCTATCTGGTCGGTGGCGTCTCACGTCTCGGACTCCGCGATGCTGGACGGCGAGAGCTATTGGCATCTCGGCATTGACTACGCAAGCGCCGACAGGCCGCAAGGTCTGGTCGCCGTGCTTGTCCGAGTCGAACCTACCCGTGGCGATGCAGGCCGACAGAGCGAGAGCATCATCGTTGAGGATCTGGTCAGCCTGCCGGGTAGTGCGACGGTCACCATGTTCGCTGCTGAGATTGTCAGGATGCTAAAACGGAACGGTCTACAATGGCGCAACCTCCGCACGGTCTACGGGGATAATCCGGTACAGGGCAGGCACGAATACAAAGGCAACTACGACCTGACGCGCCGACTCGCGCTCGAGCTACAGGTAGCGCAGACGGGTATCTCGCCCAGAATCCTCGGCGCGAAGGAACGAATGTCGGGCGGCAGTCGCGATACCGGGTGTCGGTATCTGTACGAGGCGATGGCCTCGCAGCGTTTGGTGGTGCGCTCGCGATGCAAGGTGCTGATCGAGGCGATCGAGAGCTGGGACTACACCGCGCAACACCCTGCCAAAGACAGGATAGACGCGCTACGATATGCGCTCAAAGACTACATTTTTCCATCGGGTCGGCAGTTTGCGTCTGTCACCCGTGTAAGGTAGGCCCATGTACCATACCGACAGCCTCTACATCATCCCGCCTCCCGGCGACGACCTCGGCGAGCTCACCCGTTGGGAGCATAGCCGTCTGGTGCGGCGTATGTTGGACGGGGCATGGGAGCAAGACCTACAAAACCGGGTAGCGCGAGAGGTCGGGCGCGAGCGTGCAGACGCATGGGGCGTGGCTAAGACGACCTCGATGCCGCTGGTCAGCATCTGCCGCGAGACGGCCGCGCTGTACCTCACCGAGCCCGAGGTACGCGTCGGCGACACTCCGATCTATGGGCCGTTTGCTCAGGCGATCACGGCCTCGGGCTTGTGGCCTCGGATGCCACGATTCCAAGCGATGACGATCGGGCTGCGCGAATGTGCGTGGCGCGTCTCGGTGCTGCCGACCGGCGAGATCCAATACCGGCCTGTGTTCCCTGACCTGATGATCTGCGAGGCGATGGACGACCAGCCCGACGTACCGCACAGCGTCAAGGAGCTGCGCTACCGCGACGACTACGGCTGGTGCTACGACTACCTTTGCATCGAGGCAAGCGACCCTGCGAGCCCGTTGTATCGGGTGCTGCAAGTGTCAACGGGTGCCGACATTAGCATCGAGGTGCTTGGCGGCGACTTCTCGGGCGCGAACTACCCCTACCGTCGCAGCGACGGCACGCCGATTCTGCCCTACGTCCTGTACCACGCCGAGAGCCTCGGCGATCGCCTTTGGAACTGGCGCGGCAACTGGGAGACTGTGCAAGCCTGCCTCAACAACGGGGTGCTGACAACCTACCTAAATCATTGTATCCGCGACGCCAGCCACCCTCAACGGTACACCCTTGACTGCGCTTTTGTCGGCGCGATCCCGGCGGGCATGGACAGCTTCAGTCAGCGCGTCGAGGTCATCGCCGACCCTGCGGTAATCATGCGCGCCGAGTCAACGCAAGAGGGTCGCCAGCCTATGATCGGGCAGTTTCAAGCTGGTGCAAACCCGGTCGAGTTAGAGGGCGTCATCAGCAGCATTGCGAATCGCATCGCCATCGACGCAGGCCTGCCGCCTGCGGACATTCAGCGCATGGGCGGTACGGCAAGGTCGGGCTACGCGATCGCCCTAAGCAACGAGGGCAAGCGCGCTGCAGCTCGTCGCTACGCTCCCGTGTTTCGACGCGCCGACGAGCAGCTCATGTCGACTACGGCGGTGCTTTACAACCGTGCTACCGGTAGCGCCTTGCCCGAGCTGGGCTATCAGATCACATACAAAGACCTGCCGCTTTCACCCGAAGAGCTGCAGGCCCGACGCGCAAACGTCATCGAGCTGATGGGCGCGGGGCTGCTCTCGCGTACTCGCGCTTACATGGAACTCAACCCCGGCATGACCGAGGCGAGCGCGGTCAACGAGCTTGCGCGCATCGACGCCGAGCGCCTTCGCATGTCCATCCCCTAACCCCCGAGGCAAAGTGAACGACACTACCACTACTCCTGAGATCGACATCCCCGAAGATGCAACCCCTAAGGCCCGCGATCGCATTGTGGCGCTTGCTGCTGAGAAGGCGCAGCTCCGGTCGCAGCTTGACTCGCTGACTCCGCAAGTCGCGGCGGCGGCAACCCTGCGCGGCGAGCTCGACACGTTGCGCGCACAGCACGACGCAGCTCGCGCAGAATGGCAGGCTGCGCAAACCGGCTGGACTACCGAGCGGGCGATCCTCTCGGCGGGCATCGTAGACCCCGAGGCAGCCGACATCGTAGCGCACGCTTACAGCCGAGTCGCCGTCCCTGCCGAGGGCGCAAAGCCGTCGCTTGCCGAATGGCTGGCGAATCGCGAGGCGCTTCCGAAAGGTGTACGCGCTTACCTCCCCGATGCGGGCGCGGTGGCTGCACCGGCTGCGACAAGTCAAGCGCCTGCGCCGACTGCTCTCCCGCCTACGCCAGCGGTAAACGCCGGAGCATCGAGCGGCACGGCAGCGCCGGCTAAGACGTTCTCTCCCGAGGCGATTCAGCAGATGCTCGGCACCCCGCAAGGTCGCGCAGCCTACGCAGCGAATCGGACTGCGATCCTTGCCAGCCTAAAGTGATACATGTGACACGTTGACACGCTCACTTGAACGTGTCACGATGTCAGTACCGTAGGCGGTCGGGTCGAGCCCCGTAAAAACAGAGCGCACGCCGGATGATGATCTTCCCTTTCGCTCACCCTGTCTTTTGGAGTCTACGATGGCTGACGCCCCGATTACCTATTCCTCGCTCACTGACCTGACCGTTGCTAGCACCCTTGCGGCTGAACTGCAGCTCAAGCTCGGCGACCGCGCTTCTCTGATGAACCATCCCGCGATCGCCTACGTCGGCGACGTTGGCGGCAGCGGCTCGTCGTCCAAGAAGGTCGGCATTGTCGGCAAGGGCCTTGACCCGATGTCCGCTGTCGCTGACGGTTCCTCGGTCGAATCCGTTGCGCTGACCAACTCCAGCGTGACGATCACCGTCGCTCGTCAGGCGCTGTACCGCGGCGTGACTGACCTCGCTGGTCAGACCTGGGCAAGCGTCGGCGACCTTGTGAGCTGGTGTGCGGATGACATGGTGGGCGCTGCGATGCTTCGCGCTCAAAGCATGATTTGCGCTGCTGGTAGCTTGTTCTCGACCAGCGTCGGAACCTCGGGCGCGGCCTTGACCGTAACCAATATCTTCAGCGCGATTGCCGCGCTTGAAGCCGTTAGCGCGCCCGGCCCGTTCCTTGCCGTCGTCAGCCCCAAGCAGCTCAGCGACTTCCAGTCGTCTTTGCGGTCGGAGACTGGCGCGCTGCAGTGGATTCAGCCGACTGCCGAGCTGCTCTCGATCAAGGGTCAGGGGTACGCCGGTACCTACCTCGGTATCGACTTCTTCACGTCCAGCAAGTGCGCGGTGTCCGGTTCCGACAAGCTGGGCTTTATCATCAGCTACGGCGCTATCGGCTACGCTGACGGTACCCCCGCTCCCATCATGGGTTCGGGCGGTGTCATCTACCCGATGGGTACGAAAATGTACGTCGAACTCGGCCGCACCCCCGAGGCCGCGCTTTCCAAGATCGTCGGAAACTACTACGTCGGTTTCCTCGAACTTCAGGACGGCATGGGCGTCCAGCTCACGACTCGCGCCTCGTAGTCTCTTCCTCCAGCCTGACCGGTGTCACAGCCGGTCGGGCTTCCCTTCCCTCTCAACTACAGGCTATCGACACATGGCACTCGTAAACCAGTTTGCACCCAAAACATACAGCACGGCGGCAGCAGCTACCGGCCTGCCTCTGAACGCTGGCGATTACCCTGACTTCCGGTTGATGTATCATCCGAAGCGGTGGTCTTTCCATTTGACCGACGACGGAAGTGCCGGCGAGTGGCTTCCCTATCTCGGTAGCCTGCCTTTCATTCCGGGCGTCAACGCAGTCGACAAAGACGGCGATGTGTCGCTTGCTTACGCTGAAAAGATGCGCAAAGGCTGGATTATCATCGAGCCCGCAAGCGACTACATCGCAACCTATGACGCACGCCCGCTTCCCTCGGGCAAGGTGCCGACAATCTACCTGCCTATCTGGATGGTACCGACTCCCCTCGGTAACGAGGTGCGCGTCAAGTACGACAAAGAAACGCACCATCAGTTTCTGCGCGACCTTGTTGCAAGCGGTCGACTCCCCAGCCTTGACCCCGACGCGGCCGAGATCATCCGCAACCGCGTGCAGGACGAACACGACCGCGATGCAGGCGACGGCCCCAGCGACGGCAAGGCAGCACGCCGGGCAACGCAGGCGGCTAAGGTGCTCGCGGCTATGGATGCCGTCGAAGTCGCTCCCCCCGCAAAGCCGGCGAAGCGATCTGCACGGGTGCAGGCATGAACGAGGCCGATGTCCGCCGTGCAAAAGACGGGCTTGCCCGCAAAGCTTACGAGCAAGGCGGGGCCGATGCTGTCAAGAAGTCTGAAAAGCTGCGCGAGCAAGCCGTAAAAGACATGATCCGTATCAAAACCAAGTAGGAGTATCACATGGCTACCCCAGAAAAGATCGCCCAGTACCGCAACGCCCAGGGCTTCACCGGCCTCGTCGTCAAGGACAGCGCCGACGGCCCTGACGGGTTGCTGCTCGGCGGGCACATCGTCCACGCCGGTATGATTACGCCTCCCGGTGCATCGACTGCGGCGCTCGGCTCAAACAGCGGTAACGCTGCTGTACTTCCTGCGGGCACCGGTAGTTTTTATCCGACGACTGGCGCTGATGGTACGGTGGGCGTGCGCATCAACGGGGCCGATAAGGTCGACGGCAAGATGCTCTTTATCGGCAATGGCGCGTCCGCTGCGGTGCTCAAAGTCTACCCTCCGACCGGTGGCACCATCAACGGTGGATCGGCCGATGCGGCCTACTCGTCTGGTTCCGGCCGCGGCGCGCATCTCATCTGCTTGTCGGCCTCGGCGAACACTTGGGCCGGGTTCTAAAGCATGTCCGGTAGCGAGACAATCTACACAGCGCGCCTCATCGGCCCCGAGATCATCGAGGCCGGTCGGGACAATGTTGTGTCGTGTCCCGTCTACCTCAACGGCGCGGTCGTGACTCCCTCGGCCGGCACGCTGACGATCTACACCTCGCAGAATGTCGCAGTCTCTGCGGGCTCCGTGACCGTCGTCGGAGGTGTCGCTCAGGCTACCGTCACGGCGTCCGCTCTGTCTGCCTACCAGCCCGGCGATGGGTGGCGGTTTGAGTGGGCGCTGACCATCTCCAGCGTCGTCTACACCTTTCGCCGCGATGGCTCGCTGGTGTATCGCCGTCTCTACCCGGTGGTCACCGACGTCGACTTGATGCGTAGTCATACCGACCTTGCGCGTCGGATGCCGACGACCGAGGCGAGCTATCAAGACTATCTGGACGAGGCATGGGCGCGCATCGAGAGCCAGCTCATCAACACGGGCAAACGTCCCTGGCTTGTCATGGCTCCCTCGGCCCTGCGCGACTGCCATGTGTATCAGACGCTGGTCTTGATCTTTCGCGACTTTGCGACCGCTGGGCCGGGTACTGCCGAGTGGGAGATGATGCTGCATTACGAGGCGCTTCTCGAACGCGCATGGGGCATCCTGACGTACCCGCAATGCGAGCCTAAGACCGGCAAGGCCGAGGGCGAGGCCGGCGCTCGTACCAGTCCGACCGGTACGATGTGGGCCGGCTCGCGTCGTAACGGCGGGTTTTACGTATGAGTGCGGCGACAGTCCGTGCGCAGCTCGCTACGCATCTGGCGACCGGCTACGGACTCACCCGCGAAAGCCCCGAGCCTGTCGCTTTCATGCGCTCGGCAAGTCGTAGCCCGGTGCATCTGGAGTTTGGGTGTAGCGTCGACTCGACGCAGCCCATCGACGGCCGCAAAGACCTTGTATCGAGCGAGGTGCATGTATTGATTGCGTATCAGTTGCCGCCCAAAGACCGGGTAGCCGGGTACGACTCCATGCTTGCGCTCGATACAGCCATCACCGACGCGGTGCAGCTAAGCGCCTGGAGCAACGGGCCGAGGCTCGCGTCCTTCGTGTGGCGCAATACATCCAGAACAGCCGGCGTCGACGGCTGGATATGGATAGACCAGACGTACACCGCTCTCCACCTTCTCGCTTAGGAGCATCACATGGCAACGATCGCATCTACTCCCATTGTCGCCGCTGATGGCGTCCTGACTATCAAAGACGGTACGGGTACTCCCCTGTCCTACACGGTCGCCTACGACATGGGCGACTTCAAGATTGGCGGGCTGAACGTCTCCAACAAAGAGAGCCTGAACTTCTACGCGCGCGGCGTGTTCTTCGGTACTCGCGACATCAAGAGCAAAGAGTTTACCTTTTCCTTCACCGCGCACCTTATTGGCTTGCTCGGCGAGACTGGCGCGCCGACGATCAACGATGTCATCTTGCGCAAGAAGGATTGGGCCGCGGCTGTCTCGACGTTGCCCGCTGCGGCTGGTGACACGTTTCATCACACGATCCTCTGGACTGTCGAGCGCAGCAACCTCGGCGCGACGACTGACGACACCTTCACGCTCAAATACTGCGAGCTGTCGGTCGATTGGGCCGAGGGCGACGGGTCTACCTGCACCATCAACGGCGTGGCGAAGATGTACTCTACCGATGGCATGACCATTACCTAAGGATCTGACACATGGGCGACACCCCTACGTCTATCGAGCTGCTTGGCAAGGCCGAGAGCATCGTCATCCCGACCGACTACGCGCTGCTCGAGGAACTGTTTGCCGCTGCCAACGGTTCCACGGGTACGCGCCTGTTGCGGGCCTATGCAGCGATGATCGGGCTCTGTTGCCCGGCTGTCGGTCGCATGTCGAAGGCAAGCTACAGCGCGCACGGCTACGACCCGATTGCTTACGGCCGTCAGGTCTATTCGTGGTTGCACGACCAGAAGGTGAGCATCGCCGAAGTCTCGACGGCCGGCTCGGTGCTCTACCCGCTGATCCTGCTTGCGGCGTTCCCTCGCGCCGACGAGGTATCCGAGGCCGTGGGAAAATAGGCGGCGCTCGCGGTAGTCTGAACCTCGCGGCGCTGCGTATCTCTCTGCGATACGGCAACGGCGATATACACTGGTTTCGACGACTACCCCGAGAGGATCAAGCGACCATGCTCGCGCTGTATCAGATTGACGCACCGAAGCCTCCAGCAAGCGCAGCCGACAAGCTGCGGGCGATGGTGGTCGACCAGCGCCAGCGGGGCAAGTCGTGAGCGTTACTCGACGCGATGGCAACGCAGCGGTCGTCGTATTGGGCGACCTCGACGCATGGGCAGCGCAGGCCATACGAGACGCTACGGGCGGTGCGGTGGACATCCTGACCGAGACGCTACAGCCTGTCGCTACGACGGCTTCTGCAGGCTGGTACGGGCCGGGAAACGTGCAGAAGGTGACGGGTCAATCGGGGCGCATCGAAGTCATCAGCACGGTCGACCTAATCAACGGCGTTGTCCGTGTGTCGGTCGGCTCGACGGATACTCGGGTCGCCGGCAAGAAAGGCGCGCCCTTGCCTTCCTTTGTGCATCGGCCCTACGCAGCTACGACGGAGTTGAAGGCAGTCACCCGCGATCAGTTTTTTGCGGCTCCACCATCGACGCGCGTCGGGGTTGCAAAGAAAGACAACGACGCGATACCGCTAAAAAAAGGCGACTGGATCATCCGGGTAGTTACGCCTCGGGCAAGCGACGGTAAAACCTTGCTCCCCATCTACGTCAACCGGCCGGGCAAAGAAGCGGTGCAGGGCAAGCTAACTGAACTCGGCGCGGCAATGGCTGCACAAATGGGGCGCAAAAATGGCTAATCAAGTCATCGGTCTGGACGTCGAAATCAAGGTCGCAAACGCTCTCGCCGAGCTGCGCAAGCTGTCGCCCGGTGCTGACAAAGAAGCAAAGGCTATTGCCGGCTCACTTAGCAAGGCGCTGAAAGACGCTGAAAAGCAAGCGCAGGCAACGGGCAAAGCACTACAGAAAACGGCCGAGGCGACGAAGCAAGTCTCGACGCAGACTGCTGACCTCGGGGCAAATGGCAACAAGGCACTAAAGGCGCTCGGGCCGCTCGGCGGCGTATTGTCCAGGCTATCCCCCGAGGCGGGCGCAGCGGCCTCCAGCATTGCCGGCTTGACGTCGGCGTTTGAGGGCTTTGAGGCGGCAGGGCTCAGCACGCTCGAGCCCGTCATCCTTGCGTCACTCCCCTTGTTCGGCGCTCTTGCAGTCGCGGTCGGCGAAGTCGTCGGCGTCATGGACGACTACACGGCCGCAAACAAAGCAGCCGAGCACGCGCAACAATCGCTGAAGCTGGCAATGCAACCGCTCTCCGACGCGATCAAGTCAGCAAAGGATGAGCAGGAGCTGCTAAACAATGCGCTTGAATCGGGCAACGCAAAGACCTATCTGAACATCGCCGACCTGAGCGCAAAAGCCGACGCAAAGGAAGCTGAAGCAACGGCCGCGCTCCGCAAAGAAAAAGAAGATCTCATGGCAGTCGTCGCGGGCCTTGCCGACGACAACAACATGGAAGGGCAGCTTGCAAAGAATCGCATAGCCGAGATCGACAACAACATTGCCAAGGTGCATAAGCAAGCCAACGAATACGCTCGGCTGACGGTAGCCAACGCCACGACCCGCAAGTTTATCGAGGGCACCAAAGACGAGACGGTGAAGGCCAGCAAAGCAGCGGCGGTACATGCCGACACGTTGAAGGCAACGAATGACCAGCTCGACGCCGAGGCGAAGCTGAACGAGCGCAACACATCGACGTATCGCAGCGCGATCAATACACTCATCGACATCGAAGCGGAAGCTGCAAAGGCGACGGCAACCAAAACCGAACAGATGGCGATTGAGCATCGCGCATCGCTGCAGAAGATTGACGACGCAGAGCGCGAGGCGCTTGCTGTAGCAGACACCGAGGCAGCAAAGGAAACAATCACCGCGCAAGCAGTCGCAGCTCGAAGCGCAACGGACAGGGCGTACTACGCAGAGCTTGACAAGCTTCGCGCCGACGACGCACAGAAAGCCGATGCAGCCTCGCAGGCTGAACAGGACAAAGCCGATGCGGATCGCGCTGCCGAGCTGGAGACACGCAAGGCCATCGCGCAGCAGAGTGCCGACCTTGCCATCCAAGGGATCGAGGCTGTCGCGCAAGCCAACGAAGATGCCTCACAGCGCGAGGCAGACCTTGCCGACGGCTTGCAAGCGCAGCTCATCGCGGGCGACACCTACTACACCGATGCGCAGAAAGCAGAACTCCAGAAGCGCATGGACGAACATCGCAAGCAGGCTCGCGCAGCGTTTGCAGTCGCAAAGGCAGCACGCATCGCCGAGGCGACGATCACTACCGCGATGGCGGTAGTCAATGCCCTAAACGACGGCCTCGCTACCGGTGGCCCTGCCGGTCTGGTCGTCGGGCCTGTCGCGGCGGCGGCTGCGGGTGTTGCGGGCGGTATCCAGATCGCCGCCATCGCAGCCGAGCAGCCGTCATTCCATCAAGGCTACGCGCCTGACGAACGAAGCGCACGAGTGTTGACCTCCGAAGCGGTGCTATCCCCTGCGGCGACGGCCGCGCTTGGCTCGGGCAACATCGCAGCGGCTAACGCTGGCATCATGGGCGGCGGTCGTCAGGCCTCGACGCCGGTAGTGTTTCGTCATCAGACTTTCCGGCCGTTCATCAAGGACTTCTTGACGCAGCCTTCGGCGCTGGCAACCGCGTTGAACGCGGGCAAGATAGTAGGCCATCGAGCGAGGAGCTGACACATGGCAAACGTGACCCCTGCAACGATGCGCGGTCTGCTGACGATGGATCGGCGCTACAGCAACGGCGCGATCAGCCGGTCGGGCGTCAATGGCGCGAGCTACACGCAAGCGGGCGGCATGGCGGGCCGGCCCGTAGCCGTGCAGTCGACGGGCCTTGCCGAGCTGCAAGCGAGCGGCACGCAGGCCGATGGAGGTCAGCTCGAGGTGTACGCAGTCCGAGGCGGCAACGCAGGGCCGGTGCCGGGTAGCGCGCTGAATCTGGGCTCGGCTGCCTTCGCCTGGCGCAACGTCGGCGACACCTACTGGCGCGGCTGGGACCCTCCGAGCACCATCAGCGCATACGAGTTTGTCGACAGAAGCACGACTGCGGCAGCGTGGAAAGACCCGCACGTGCTCGCGACGTCAGACGGTACGATCTACTGCATCACGCAAGAAGCAAACCGATACGTCACGGTCTGGAAGCGGCCCGTATCGTCGGGCGTATGGGCCTCGACTCGCGTCTATGACAGTCTCGGCACGATCTACACGGGTGCAGTCCATGCAGCCCCTTGCCTCGTGGCGCTCCCCTCGGGCCGGCTTGTCGCGCTCTTCTGGTTGTACGACGCATCTGGGTCGGGCATTGCCTCGTCAATGTCGGACGACGACGGCGCTACCTGGTCGACTCCCCAGCTCACAGAGACGGCGCTCGGGCTTGCCGGCTACGTCGTGACGCGCATCCGTGCGGCTTACCTGTCGGGTCAGGTCTGTATGCTTGTCACTACCATCGTCGGCGCGATCGATGCCGTCATCCAGTTTGCATCGGTTGACGGCGGGGCCTCGTTTACGCTGGTCAACGTGCCCGGCGACTGGCAAGGCGGGTACGCCGAGATCGTCGCGCACGCCGGGGCCTTTGTGGCGTGCTCGATCAATCCGGCTGCGGCAACCGGTAGCAGCAACTGCGTACCGAGGTCGAGGCGCTTTGCGTCTGCGTTTACGAACGGCGGCACGGCAACGGGTACGTTCCTACAGGTCGACTCCGAGACGCGCACATGGGGCACGGTAGCCGCGGGCCTCCTGACCGCTGCCGACCTTTCGATGTGCGTTGACCAGAATGACACCCTATGGGTCATCGGTAGTAACTACGACGTCGGACACGGCGCTTTGCGCGAATACTACACCACCCGTAGCGAGGACGGCGGCAGCACTTGGGCGCTGGTCGGCAAGGCCGGCGCTCGGGCATGGTGGCGGGGCCTCGACAACGCAACGCACCCGCAAGACGTAACGGTGTGTCCACAGGGCGGGCGTCTGGTAGTGATGTCGAATCAGGCGGCAAACCCCGGCACGGCTGACGACTCACTTTGCGCGACCTACCTCGGCGGGCCGACTGCTATCGGTCAGCCCCAGATGATCGGCGCGGTGTCGTTGCAGGACTACAGCTGCGGTCAGTCGGTCACATGGCTACCGTGGGATCTACCGCAAAACACGGGCGCGACGTGGACTGCATCGGGCGGCGGTGCTCCGACCCTGACGTTTACCGGCCTCGGGTTGCGCGTGCAGCACGCGGTCATCGCTGACTCGCAACGCTGGCAAGCAGCGCCGACCACGACGAACACGCAGGGCATCGTTGCGATGATGGAGGTCAAGGTAGTCGCTGGCACGGCTCGCCTGGGCGCGACGATCAGCGGCGGGGCTAACGGCTACGCTGTCGAGATCGAAGTGACGCCGACGACGATCGTGCTGCGCGACGTGGTTGCAGGCAGCGCTTTTGCCACGGTCACGACCACCCTTGGCGCGACCGGCGTGCAGGTCAAATTCGGCTTTGGCGATAACACAGGCACTATCAATACTGGCAAGGTCTATGCGTACTTTCGAGCGACCTCGACTAACGCCGATCGCAACTGGTCGCTGTTAGGTCGTACCTCCACGTTCTACGGTTTCTTTCAACGGTCAGGCGCTATCGTAGCCGACAGCGTGTACTTCGAGACGGCCTCGGGCACGGCGACCGGCGACTATTACTTCCGGCAGGTTGCCTACGCAGCCGGGGCCGATGCGGGCGTCAACTTGTACACCGGGCAGTTTAGCGATTTTCCGACGGGCACCCTCGGGCAGACATTCGGCGCAGCTCCGAGCCCGCTTGCCGAGACGGGCGTCAAGCTGGCGATGACCGACGGCCCAGCCCGCGCCGGCGACCAGTGGACAATTTCGACGCAGTATCGCTACCCGGTGTCGCGCATCGACCCGCTCGGCAGTCCGAGCCCCGATGCGAAGTGGAGGTCTACGTCTGACGCATCCGAGAACTGCATCGTCTGGTCAATGACCGAAGCAACGCGGCCCGAAGGCGAGCTATGGGGCGTGTACGTCGACGGCGCAAACTGGAGCACCGGTACCGTCGAGGGCTGGGACGGTGCTGCATGGGTAGTGCTCGGGACGCTTTCGTTGGTGCTCGGCAGCTCCTTGCGGTACACGCGCGCGGGTGAGATTGTGAGTGTGAATCCCGGAGCTGCAAGCGGCGACGTAGACGACTACATTCAGCGAGACGCTTTGCGCGGCTGCGTCTGGCGCGGTGGTGGAGGCGCTACCCCGCGATACATCCGAACCAACTCGGGCGGGCGATGGCTCGGCAGCGTAACGACGGCGACTACCCGGCCGGTCGTAGTGCTCGACACGTTCTCGGTCGCCGACACAGCGGCGGGCGCGGCGGCGTCGTTGACCTCTCCCCGCGGCTGCTTGATTCTGCGCACTACGACGGCCTACAGCCGCCTTGCGCTGCGCATCCCTGCACAGAGCACGCCCGATGGGTACTTCACGCTTGGCGCGGCTGTTATTGGGCCTGTGACGTGGCTCGGTAACTACGACTTCGCGCGGCAGATGGGCATCGAGACGAACATCGAGACGCTCGAAGCCGGCAACGGATCAAGACGAAAGCGCAAACAGGGCAAGCCGAGGCGATACGCGCAAATCGCGTGGACGGATGGTATCGACACATCCAACACACATGACACAGCGCCCGACTACATCGAGCCCTTTACGGGCGGCGTACCGATGGGCGGGCCGGCTGCGGTCGCTACCGACGTGCTCGGGCTGGTCATGGCAAACGATGTATCGCCGGTCGTCTACCTGCCTAAGCTTGTCGTGCCCGGCTCGGCTGCGGTGTCGATGATCAAGGCCTATGACCTGATGCTCTATGGAACCATCGAGACAGACACAATCCAGACCGATACGGTCGTGGGCAACGAGCATGTCGGGCTCGGCACGGGCGAACTGGTGCGCGTCGGGACGATGCGAATTGACGAGCAGCTATGAGCAACGCATATCTGATTGTATCGGTAACCTATGCGGGCACGGTGATTCGGCTCTCGACTGCCGACCTCAACATCACCGACGCGGCAGAGGGCGCGACGTACTCGTACTATCCGGGTATCGGGGAGATGACGGTTTCGACGGCGATGGAGTTTTTGCAGTCGTCAGCCGGCGCTCTGTCGGTGCCGGTGTCGGCGGTGTTCCCGGTCAGCGTGGCGCAGCTCCACGCGCAAGGACATCAGCTCGCACGTAGCCCCGTCGAGGTCGCCATCTGGACAGAGGGCACCGACTACGCAGCGCGCATCATCCTCGCACGCGGCATTGTGTCAGACCCCGAATGGGGCGAACCTCAGGAGGTCGTAGCTTTCAGCGTCGAAGATGCGGCTAAGACCTCGACGGTCACCGTCCCCAGCGGCACCGAGCAGGTAGACGGCTGGACATGGCCCGACTCGGTGCTGTCGCTGTCGACCGATGACCTCGGCGTGCCGTATCCTCGCGTGTACGGTACCCCCGGTAGGACGTCGACCAGCATGGCATCGTGGGTCGCGGGTACGCAGCTTGTCTGGGTGTCGTACCGATACAACAGCGGGCATTTGTTGCGCGCAGTCATCGCCGGACATGCCTGCAGCATCAAGTACATCAAGCTCACGACAGACGAAGAGCTAAGCGCGCAGAACTTTGCGACGGCGATTGTGCAGGATGGGCGCGGTCAAACCGTCACAATCTGCGATTACTTTTACGACCCGCCTATCGACACCTACTACCTTATCGGCACGAACATTGCCGTCCGGACAACCGACAGCCTCGGAAACGACGTGTACGGCCTCGGCGATTACTACTACGGCGGCGGTTTCCATCCCTCGGCAGACGCGCCCATCCCGACCTATGCGACATGGTACGACAGCGAAGATCCAACACGTGGCGGCCTGTCCCCGAAGGCCGGCGATGTCATCCTCGACATGTTGCAGCTTGCTGGTATGGATGTCGACTACGGCCGAATGAAGGCAGCGGCAGGCCTGCTGGCACAGTTTCGTTTTGACTGCGTAGTGTCGGCACGGGTCAAGCCGTTGGACTGGCTGCAGGCCCAGATACTGCCCCTGCTGCCTGTCTCGGTAGACAGGTCAGGCGACGGCGCGAGCCTCATCGTATGGCGCTACGACGCTACGCCAGAAGATGCGACGGCGGTGCTCGACGCCGACGCCGATGCGCTCATCGAGCGGGCAACTCCTATCAGCGTCGACAGCGGCGGCATCGTCAACCGCTGGACGATGAACTATGCCTACAGCGTCCGAACGGGTCAATACTGCGAAGTCGCCACCCGAGGCAACGACACGGTAACTGCTGACGGTGTGACCACGCTTGGCGATCAAGATGCGTACTGTCTTGCCTCGCAGGCCCGGTACGGCATTGTTGAAAAGACTATCGACACGGTGTGCGTTTACGATGACGCAACGGCTGGGGCTATCCTCGCATGGATGGCTCGGGCCTATGCGTTCCCGAGGCGCACGGTGGGGTACGTCGTGCCCAGCTCGTACCAGCTCCACAAGGGTCAGATCGTCCGGCTCACCGATGCAAAGGTCAGCATCACCGACCAGCTTGCGATCGTTGCCGAGCTGCAAATCGACGGCACCGGAACCGACGCGGTATCGCTGCTGATGATTGAAGATCCGCAACGTGACCCGAAAGTGATAGGGTGAGACATGGCTGACATTCGCTCTAATCGTGTTGTCCGTCTGCTTGTCCCGACTCCGGCCGGCACCGACAACCTGACCTATGCCGACGTCAAGCTTGTCGCCGGTAGCAACATCACTCTGTCGACGGTGGTCAGCTCGACTAATCGAGCGGCGGTCACGATCGCGGCAAGCGGTGGCGGTGGTAGCAGCGATCACGCCACGCTCTCGAATCTGGCATGGACTGCAAGCGGTCACACGGGCACGGCCTCCCGAGTCGCCGGATTCAACGGGTCAGGAGCTGCGACGTACTACGCGATCGACAGCGTAGGCGGACTGCAAGGGTACTCGACTACGCTTGCGGCAGTCGTCGCCGGAACGTACTCGGGCTCCAGCTCGATCACAACGCTCGGCACGGTAACGGCCGGCACATGGTCAGGCAGCACGATCGCGGTAGGCAAAGGCGGCACGGGGCTAAGCAGCTACACGGCCGGCGATATGCTCTACGCAACTGGCGCGACCACGCTTGCGACAACGAGCTCGACGGCTACGGGTCGCAGCATCCTTGCCCTGGGCGCGCCTCCGACCGGCTACGTCCTCGGCAACGCGGGCAGCGGCCTTGCTTGGATAGCGGCGACTGTGTACTTCGCCCAGACTCGCATCCCTGACATCGCTTTCGTAATCAATCACAGCAGCTCGCCGGGTCTGGTAGTCCAGTCGACCGGCACCATAGGCGGCCCCTGATGGCGTTTCCCGTACCCGGCTTGACCTTCGTTCGTTGCGCCGATGTGTCGCCAACCGGCACGGCAATACAGGACTTTCTCGATGCCATTTACTCGGCGTTGTCCGCTGCAAACGACTACCGGGGCACGGCTAAACCTGCGACCCATGCGTGGACGTTTACGCGCCGGCAAGTGCTGAGTGTGACGAACGCCATCACCTGCGAGGCACCGGCCGCGCTCGGCTTGATCTCGCCTGTTGTCATCTTTGCCGGCCGCACGTTGCCCGGAACTCCGACGATGCTGACGCCTGACACAACGGCGGCGAGTGTTCCTCTCGTCGGCGTCAACAAAAATGGAGGCGCATACAACTCGTGGGATGCGGCGCTCCCGATGACGTCGGGGCAGTTTTCAGGGTACTGGCGCGCAGGCTCGACGGGTAGCAACGCAGTCGCGACGGTGGTGCGCTGCTTTGTGTCGCAGGAAACCATCTTCGTGCAGGTCATCCAGACGACGACGATTCAAAGCTGGGTCTATGCAGGCGGCATCCTCCAGCCATACACGAATGACACATCGCTCGCATGTGAGACAGACGGCCGCCTCTACGGCATGGTCACGCCGGGCAGCGCGGGCAGCGTATCGGCGTCGTGGTTGACTACAAACAGCGCATTTTTCAGCCATGCCACGACCGGAAACGCAACCCATGCGGGCGTGTTTCAGCCGAACTCGTCAACGATGTACGCTTGCGGAACGCGCACGGTCTACACGTCAGGCGGCGGGGCAGTCGCTGAAACGCAAGACGGGTCAGGCGCGTACATCGGTGACATTATGGACTTCGGGCGCAACACGGCAAGCGGCCAGAACGCCGGTACGCGCCTCGGCACCCTGCGCGGCGTCTACCGGGCTGGGTCTGTGCAGTCAGGTCGATACTTACGGTCGGGCGCAACCGACTTGTATCACTATGTATCAACCGACACGGCAAACCCGTCGAACGGCCTGATGCTGCCGGCGGTCGCATGAACTCGGCTATCGAGTGGCTACGCGCAATGCAGGCCGAGGGCTGGGTAGTCGCTTACGTCGAGGTCGCCGAGGCCATCGGCGCGGCGCTTGTCGTCGCTGGGCTGCTGACTGCCGACCAGATTCAAGCGGAGCTGCTACCCGGTCGGATTGTGCTCTACACGGTCGACGGTGTGATGTTTGATGCCGTGATTTCGCAATAGACGTAATGTGTTAGCGTGTCTCACCCGGAGCTAACGCGATGCCTGACTCGACTATCGACCGCCTCTTCTTGATGCTGGAAGCACAGAGCAAGCTTGCAAGTGCAGAGCGTGCGCAGCTCACGTCAGCATTTGAGCGCCAGCTCACCGGTCTGCGCTGGGAGCTGCGCGGCATCGCAGTAACTGCGGCGATCATTGTGCTGGGAATGTCGGGCGTCGGCGTCAAGCTGCTTGCGCCGGGC